CGGCAACAACAACACCGGAACTTGAAGGTACTGCAACTCCTGCGGCAACAACACCAGGGTTTGTTGAAGGTACTACAACTCCTGTTACAACAACACCAGGGTTTGTTGAAGGTACTGCAACTCCTGTTACAACAACACCTACGGTTTTGCCACTTATTGACGGTCCTACCCCTCCTCCTTTTGTTATTCCAGAAGGTTTCGAACCACTTATTGATGGAAACGGCAAAATAATAACTGAATTAGGATTTAGCAATAGTCCACAACAAATACAATCTATTAACTCAGGTTCTGTTACACAATCTCCGTCAGTTACTAGCAATGCTATTCAAAACATGACAAACTTATCTACATCTAGCACTCAATCTGCTCCTCCTATTATCAATAACATTACAAATAATAATACATCAGCATCTCCTGCTGCACCTCAAATCTTAACAACGCCTTCTACTCCTAGAAATAATAGTAATGTTATTCAGCGATTTCAAGACAGAATATTTGCAGGGATATAAAAAAAGGGACCTAAGTCCCTTTTCTATTTTAACGAATATTAATCGTCATTAGCAAGTTTGGCAAAGTAAGACAAAGTTTCATCCTCATCATCTTCTTCAATCACAGGTGCTTTAGTTGAAGCCATCTTGGTCACTTTATCCATGAAGTGATCGTCAGCAGCATCACCCGTTACTCTGGAAATGTTTTCTGCTGATCCTACTTTAGCACTGTTACCAAGAACAAAGTCTAGTTTTTTCTTCAACTCATCATATGATTTAAAATTGCTAGGAGCTACAATGGCTGCTAGTGAATGTTGATTTTTCCAAATGACTTCAATGGCGTCATCATTATTAGCAATTGGGCTAGGTGATGCAAACTCAGACTTATCATAATTTTGATAACCTTCAACTTTACGAATTTTAAGTTTGAAATTAGCGCCATCCCAAAAATCAAATGGATTCATTGGAGTTTCATCTGCAAACTCTGGTTGCATAACATCTTTAATTTTGTCAAAAATCTTTTTACCAAATTTAAAAAGAAAGACTTTACCATTGTTTGCGGGATTACCAGAATCTTCTACAACAAGCACGTTAGAGTAATAAGAGAGTCGGCGCTTCTGTTTACGAGCCACTTCTTTATTTGATTCTAGACCACTGTTCCAAAGTTCTGAATTGAGTTCAGATACTGGATCTGCTTGTTTAAGTGTAGTGAGTGAATTTTCAATGTACCACTTACCTGAAGGTCCTTGAAATCCATGATTCCAAATTTGTACCCAAGGCATATCTTCACCCTGAGGTGCAGGCAAGAATCGAATAATAGCATATCCGTTACCTGCTTGGTCTACTGTAGGTTTCCATACATTTAAATCATCTTTGCCTTGCGGGGCATCAAGTTTTTCAACTTCCTTCATCAATGAATCAAAATTGCCACGACTCTTGCGAAGGTCTGAAAGGGAATTAAAAGCCATAAATTTCTCCGTATTTGCGTTATATTAGCGATGTATTGTTGTTGTATTATAATAATTTTCAAAGACTTCATCTAGATCAATATTCTCTAGATCCTCAAAATTATTTATACGTTTTAAAACCTGATCAATTTCTTTCACAGGATAACTCTTAACAACCCGATGAATTTTCTTTTCTTCGGGGACTTTCCTTACTGACTTAGACATTGCAACATTTTACCTGTATATTTCTGTACAACAATATTTTTATCAAACCTAACAAACGGTTTATATTTTGTAATTAGCAAGCACAAGTGTTCTAATACAAAATCAGTTTTATAATCTTCAACATAAGGATATAGTTTTTCCATAATAACAAGTGATTCCAAATGTATATCCCCACCCATGTACATTCTGAAGATTAGCGGGTGTTGCCCTTCCTTACACGCAGACTTAATCTTTTCTTTTTCCATCCTGAATAAGATATTATCTAAATCTGTATCCAAATTATACAACATTCTCTTTCTGTTTGTCAACAACTTTTTGTAATTATCTACAAAGTTTCCAGTGTAAATATTTGCAGTGGGATCGCCCGTAATAAAATTAGCAACTAAAATGTCTATTACTTCTTTTCTAGAATATTCACTTGCTAATTTATACATGTATTTCGTATCACGTTTTCTATCAAAGGCATCTCGGAGATTTGCCATGCGACCTTTAGTTACTGTTATATCATACTTTGCGTATGTAAAATGTAAACGCAATGCTGTATATAGCTTGTATACTTCAAATGCAGTCATATTAAAAAGGTAATTTAGAAGATTTAGTTTTAAGCAAATTTAATTCCTGTGCTTCAGACTCTAATTTTTCCTTTAAACTTGCATTAATAAGTTTAGCAATACTTTCTGATTCGATTTCATTTTCAATACAAAAATTAATTAATATATCTATACAAGATGTCTTTGTTTTTCTAGATGTGCTTTCTATAAAATAAGAAAATTCAGAAGGTGATCTAAATTTTTTTGTTATTAAAAAAGTATCTGTTACTTTTTCTGAATCAACCATAAAATCATTCTCTATTTGGTATAACAAAAAAGTTCTCCATTATCTATAAAATATATGATTATCAATTTTCCCAACATTATATGTTACAAATTTCCAGTCAGGATTTACCTCTGTACTATGAAACCACAATGCACCGTTTGTTGGATCTTTGTATTCGCCTTCTAACACTTTAACAGCAACAGTCATTGATCTACCCCAAGACCAAAGGTCTCTAGGAACGTCACTTTTACCATCACACCACCAACTAAATTGACACTGATTTCTTAATGGGTTTGTTTTGTTGTCTAATGGACCTTGATAAACAACATCACATATACTATCTTCAAATCTTTTATCTTTTTGTCTATTTAAAGTAACATGAGCTATTGCTATTTGCCCTTGTAGGCTTTCTCCACGACCTTCAAAATAAATATTTTTTGCTAAACACTCAACTTCTTCATATGTAATCTTTCCAAGATCATTAACATTATAATGAAACATATCTTCATATTCTAGTGTTATTTCAGGCTCATCGTTATAACAACCTGCTAACAGTGTTGCTGTTAAAAGTATAAACTTTTTCATACAAACTCCTATTTAATGTGGGTCCTTTTGATTATAAGGTGGTACCCATACCTCATCTAACCTTAAGCGGCTAGAGAATAAACGCTATCGTTTGCATTTATGGTTTTTTGCTTCTACGACCGGGAACTCCCAACCCTTAAAGGTGTTCTGCATTCACCTATTCTCCACATGCCTTCAGTTGTCTGTCGAATCCAGAACAGGCCCATTATAAAACATACTATCACTTCCCTTTTTTGGGGCAGGAAGTCTACGGCTGTTGCCCCACTCCAATACCTCTAGTATGCTTTATGGTGGACCTGGCGGGAATTGAACCCGCGTCCAAACTTCTTATCTCATGCTTCAACGAATTTCTTTATTCGAATATATATTTATATTATATAGTATTTAAAAGTAAAGTCAATACATTAGTTTTGAAAATCGTTCATATTCTAAACGCAGTTCTAAAAGTTGTTTGGCATAATTATCGCGCCTCTCTACATAGATTTGAGGTTCATCACCTTCTACTGAAATAGCAACTACTATTTGCGGAACAGGTATTCCTGTCATTTCTTCAAACATAATGGCATATGCAGTACATTGCATGAAGTAACTTTCAATCCATTCTTTTCTCTTCTCTTTACGAGAGGTTTTAAAGTCGATGACTGATAACTTTCCATTCCATTCAGCAATACAATCTACGCGACCTGCTAGGCGTAAATGATTGCTGAATAATGGATCTTCTATTGCATGTATATTGTTGATGCTGTCAAGGTGTGGGCGAAACTGATCCCACATCTGTTTATCTAACAGACTAAGATTGGTTGTATCAATCTCTTGGTTTAAAAGTACCTGTTCACATAGATTATGTATTTTAGTACCTCTTGTTGCTGCTTGATTACTAATCCTATTGGCTTCTTTTTCACCAACTGATTCTCTCCAAGCATTGATTGAATCTTTTGACTTATAGGACATAAGAGTAGTAACCGATGGGTATAAATTACCGCTTGGTGTGCGATAAAATCTACCGTGTTCGGTAACTTCAGCTTCTGGTTTTTCTAAATTAATTTGTATTTTGTTAAACATATTTCTTTATCTGATGATGGTGCCCGAGGCCGGACTCGAACCGGCATGTCTTTAGACGGAAGATTTTAAGTCTTCTATGTATACCATTTCATCACTCGGGCTAAATTGGTACACCCTGGTGGATTCGAACCACCGACCATCGGATTAGAAATCCGATGCTCTATCCAACTGAGCTAAGGGTGTGTAAAAATAATTAATAAAAACTTAAAGTGTATTGAGAGTGAGTATCACTCATAAGAGATTCAAATAATTCAGCACCAATAAAATCAAATAATTCTAAGTGGCAACTAAAAATACGATGAACATAACCATTACTTAGTAATAGCATTAATCTTTCACCTGTGTAATATACTTGTTTTCAATAATGATATTATCGCCTGCTTCACGCTGAACTGCTCCACCGAACAAAGTAAAGCCTTTGTCTAGTTTAACAGTATGCTGGACTTCCCCGCCGTATGCTACTCTACTTCTAAGTACCTGTCCACGAACAACAATCTCATCCATGTAACGACCCTTAACTTGCATACCTTCTAAATTCCACATCTCTTTTCACCTTAATTTCTCAGTTTATAAGTATATTATACACTAGTTTTTCTGAAAAGTCAAGCATTATTTCAAGTATTTCAAATTTATTTTTTGTTGGGAAATCAAGTACTTACATAAATGCCTATAAGTACTTGATTATGTTATCAAAATATTTTCTTTATAAATCAACTACTTATGCTATAGCCATATTGTTCTTCGTGATTTAATCTGGCAATTATATATTCACGAACAAGTTCTGACCTTACAATATCTTCCACTCCAAATTCTATCAGACTAAACGAAGGCATGCTTTCGATTGTCATCATGAATTTTTTAAGACCAGACAAGTCATTTCTTTTGTAAAGATCCGTTTGTCTAAAATCTCCACAGAAAATAATTTTAGTATTAACACCAACGCGAGTCATTATAGAATTTATTTCCATGTCATTTAAATTTTGACACTCATCTACGATAACAATACTATTATCTAAAGTAATACCTCTCACAAATGAAGTTGACATGAAAGAAACATATCCACTATCTATTAGTCTTTTGTATGGCTCTTGTTTGTTGGGAAAAAATTGTGAACACATTGATTGATAAGGCGCACTATAAACCTCTGTTTTTTCATCTTGATCACCTGGAAGATAACCAATTTCTCTGGAAGGAACTGCGGATCTCACAAGTATTACATTATCACGAATTGAACCCTTTTGCAAAACTTCTTCTATTGCTTTGTAAAGAGCTATAAATGTTTTACCTGTACCAGCGCATCCATGTAGTAAGAATGCCGGTTTGTGTCTGTATTGGGCAAAAAACTGTCCTTGATTTTCTGTTTTAGCATTAACCTTTATTAAGTCATCGAATCTAAGTTGTAAGTTTGAATTTCTAATTTTATCATCAAACACCAATTCTAGATTTTTTTTTGCCATTTTTATCTTCCTTATTGTGAGTAGATTGATTAAAAATCATAATAAAAAAATTACTCACCTTCAAACATTTTGCTTTTTACTTTTTGCACTGCCTCCCTTACTTTTACAGATGTGTGGTCTTTTTTTCCATAATCATTTGCCAAAGAACTATTTGGATTTGCGTCTGCTATTTTAGACAATACTTCTTTGAATCCCGCTGGGGGTTTGGTTCGATCACCGGATTTAGCTATCAATCCAGGTGCACTTGTGATAATTGACTTTAATTGCGGATTATTTTTGAGGTATTCTTCTCTTGCATTCCATGACATAATTTTGTCTTCAATCTCACCTGTATCATCATTTATAAAACTATATGTCGGCATGTTTCAATTCTTCTATATTATTAATAATAGTATTTATTGCCTTTTTTCCTAAACTGGATATCAACGGGCTTTCTCTTAGTTTTTTAAGACACGATTTAATATACAATGGATTTAATTCTTTAAGTAACTCCATTGTATACCTTCGTTGATCAAAACCAAACATATTCAAAGACAACAGAGTTATTTCTATTTCGTCATCAGTGTAAAAGGATATTCTATATCCTAGAATTTTATCTTCTGGTTTTTTTATTTTTTCTTTTAAGTAAATTATTTGTCCCATACTTTTATTTATTACTTGATTATTCTCTGAATCGTGTTATTATTGTTTATCCACGGCGCATCCTCGAAATTTCTTCTGCTTGTTCTTGATTTATAATCGGAACAGCATTAGATTTATGCATAGTTGCAATTCCGACTACAAGAGTACCAGTATATTCTTTACGTTCGGGTTTAGAGGTATTAATAGGACCCGTAGTAGTAACACTAGCGTATTGTGAAGTATTTGAATAATACGGATTGGGAGCTGGTCGATAAGGTTTAAAAGCAGGAGGTGTATACTTTTGATACACTGGCCCTTTTGTTTTTTTAGACTTTGTTTTTTTACTTTTGTTAAA